CTAGACGCTCATACAGCAAGCGCGGCTTAGACATGGTAGAGACCAAAGGCCAGTTGAGTAAGCGCGGGATATCATCGCCTAACCTTGCAGATGCGTTTATTATGGGCGCTTGTCCTCATTTAGTAGGGTCTAAAGCATTCGTTTTTGCTTGTTAGCCCACTTACTTGCTATAATGAAAACACTCAACTAATTAGGAATATATCATGGCATTTACACAGACAGGCTTAGAACGCACATTTAACCAAGTTAGAGGCGCTTTTGCTACTTTTGTATATCGAACAAATGACACAATTGCAATGGTTGTTGCTAACGGCTATTTTAACCGCAAAGAGTTTGGGTATGTGTCTATTGATGCAGCGCCGCATTTTGTAAATGTTTATGCATCTGATGGCTACTACACTGTTAAATATGATTTTGATAATGAAACATCCGAGGTAGTTGGTTCATCGGGTGGCGGGCAGGAAACAATAGCAGTCCCAACAGGTTTCACCCTACCAACTGTTTTAAGTGGTTTGGAAGTATATAAAAACGGCAACGATTACAGCACAAACATTAGGCCGATTGATTTAATCGATACATCAACAATAGCCAATGTTTTGCACGTTGATATTGAAACAGGTGTTGATACTAACAGCGGCTCTAATTGGGGGACAGCAGTAAAAAGCGTATGGCGAGCTATTGAGCTTGCATTAGCCCCGAGTCTTGGAGTTGACACAAGAATCTTTATTAAGGGCGGCATATACCCAAGAGAAAACAGTTTCTTAAAAAACAATGTCCGTTGGAATATGAAAGACATCAAAATAACTTTTGAGGCGAAATACGGAAGGGCATTGATTGGGGCATTTAGCAATAACACATGGGCGCTAGAAGGGGGTCAAACAAATGTTTATACCGCAACTGTTACGGACGCAGTTATAGCTGTTAACCCGAGTCTATTAACAAATAAAATTAGTTTAGAAAGTCGATGCAGACAAGGTTACACACAATATAAAAATGTAACATCCATAGCCGAAGTCGAATCAACAGAGGGTTCATTGTGGGTAAATGGCACAAGCGTATATGTTCACCCACATGGAAGCGTACCAGCAACAAACTTAAATGCTAGAGTTTACGAGCATAAAGAATTGCTAGGAATGAGCAGTGCTGGTGAAATATTCATGAGAAATATTGACACAGAAGGTGGGAGGTTAGGTGCAGTATATCAAGGTGATGAAAATGTCTTTTCTGGTAAATTCGTAACAGACAATACATCACATAGATATTGTATCGGCGGCTCATTTGCTTCGCCTACCGCGTGGAATGCATTTACTCTGCCTGATTTGCAATTACAAGCTTATTTTAACACTGACGCGAGTTATGGAAGTGCTGATGGATTTGCGCTAAAAGGGGGGCAAACTAATCAAAATTGCTCACTCTTAGCGGTTAACTGTGTTTCAAATTACGGCGGGCTACTCACACAAAGAGCGCCATCTGGTAATAAGCCATCATCTGTTAACGGCTTTACAGGTCATAACGGACTTGTCTCTATATCTGTTGGCGGGGAATATGTTGGATGCGCTGGGACACCCATTGCACTAGTAAACGATAGCACTCTAGCTTGGGTGTTAGGTGCAACAATTGGGGATTCAGAAGGTGATGTCATTAATGGAAAATCAATTATTACGGGCGGCGCGAGTGCTGCTGATGCAAACTGTAAATTGTGGTTGGACTCATGCCAAGCATTAGGTTGCGACAGAGAGCTTACATCTGAAAGCGGTGCAGAAATACTGCTTAGAAACCACACTGGCAGCGGTGAGCAATCTGCTACTACTGGTACAATAACAACCTATTAAGGCTATTTAATGAAAGTATCAAGAGAAGGATGTTTTTTTATAGTCGCAGTTAATATTACTGCAATTGCAATAATATTAACGGTGCTATAATGAAAACAATCAAATTTCAAGGGGCGCCGAATGTGGTGGTTTAGTAAGAAAATAGTTGCCAATGTTCCTCCGGTCGCGGAACAAATAGGCTTTGCATTAAAATCAATCACATTGCCAGAGTCACAGCCTACGTGGAACCTATTCCCACAATCACAGCGTGAGTGGTCAACTACAACGGCTATTGATGAGGGCTATAACGCCAGCGCAATAGTCTATGCTGCAGTAGAGAAGCGAGCAAAGCTAATTGCCAGTGTACCGTGGTATGCAGGCACTAAGCTTGCTGATGGTAGTATTGAACGATTACCGGATAGTCACCCTTTAAACGTATTGATTGATCGACCCAATCCCGATCAAAGCTGGTACGAACTAATGTATTGTGCGAGCCAAATGCTTGATCTTTCTGGCTCTGCTTTCATGCCAGAGATTAAAGGTGGTGCGCGTGTTCAACCTATCTCTATATCATTGCTTAACTCTGAGTATGTAAAGATTGAAGCGGGTACAGAGCGTCTAGTGGCTATGTATCAATATGTGAACGGCAACATAACCAAAAACATCGACCCCGATGATATGGTTCAATTGAAGCTTCCTAATCCCAAAAACCCCTACTTCGGTCAACCTGTATTGATGGCGGGCGGACGTGCTGCAGACATTGATAGAGAAGCGGGCAACTGGCAAAAGGCTAGTTTACAGAATAGAAATATTTCTGACATTCATGTTGAAGTACCGGAAGGTACACAACCCGATCAAGTAGCTGCAATTAGCCAGGCATTAAAAGAGCGCGGACAATCACCAGATAACGCACGATCTCCACTTGTAACAAGCGGTAAGATTAATCAGCTATCACGAACAGCCGTAGAGATGGATTTTACCAATTCTAGGCGCAACGTATGGACTGAGTTGGCCGCAGTATTTGGGACGCCATTAGGTACGCTTGGTTTCACTGAGGATTTAAACCTAGCCAATGCTGAGGCCATGATGAAACAACTCTGGCAAGAGACGATCATCCCTCAACTTGAGTTATTTAAGCGCCAATTTGACCACCAACTAGCTAGTGAGTTTGGCCCAAATATAGTGATGATGTTTGATTTATCTAATGTCACAGCACTGCAGGAGTCACTCGATAGCAAACTAACCAATGCAGAACGATTGTGGAGATTAGGTTTTAGTGTCGAGGCTATTAACAAGCGTTTGGAGATGGGTTTTGATGAAGCTGATTTGCCTGATGAGTCTGAGCCAGAGCCAGAAGGCAACGAGCCGATTGACACCGAAGAAGTTAAGCGGCTATTAAAGTCTGTGACTTATGGCGAATAGATTAATCACTGGACTAACACCTACGCGCGAGCAGGCGTTACAAGAACGTATGTTTTTGCAGATATCCCGCAAGTATGAAAGCTTAATCAGACGTGAGATAGCCAGAGCTATGCGGGCAATGGTGAGAGGTGGATCAGACGCCAAGCTAATACACGAACGCAGAATGAGCGATGTATTAACCCGGTTATACAAAGACGCTTTTAAGATGTTCGGACGCAGGTTATTAAATTCATTTGCCAAGCATGATGGTGGACATGAAACAAAGAAAGACGAAGTGCCACAAACGCCGCAATTTGATTTGGCTCGACAGATTTGGATCAGAACACAAGCCGCCCTTGCCGTTACACAAATAGCAGGCACGACAGAGAAACAAAGCCTTGAGATTATACGCCGCGCACTTGATGACAGCATTGAGCAGGGTTTGAGCGAGATACAGACAGGTAAATTAATACAGGCTAGAATTAATGAGTCAGGCGGTCAATTGTCAAGGCTTAGAGGGCGAATGATTGCACGTACAGAATCACATGCATCATCTAACGTATCTAATCAGATGGCCGCGCAGTCTACTAGGTTACCATTAAAGAAAGAATGGATATCATCAGGCGGAGAGCGTACAAGATTAAATCATCAGATAGCAAACGGTCAGCGTGTAGATATTGGCCAGCCGTTTAGTGTTGGTGCTGATTTGCTTATGCAATGTGGCGACCCAAACGGATCACCGGAGGAAGTTATCAATTGCCGTTGTGCGGTGGGGTATTCGTTATAACCTAACAGCCTCAATGTCAGTTTTATGGTTGAATTTCCACATATATCTAGGTGTGATTTCGCCATCCTTCACCAAATCAAATCTATAACTAATCGCTTGGTACTCTATTACATTGTTAATGTGCATGAGTTCCGCCCGTATGATAATGCATTGAGACATTATGCGCTGTACAATCCAAGGGGATGATTCAACTGTGTCCCGACTTATACTAAACTGACCCAGTCTTTTCATAACTGCCCCTTTAACTTAACAAGTTTAGCTTCAAGTTCTCCAATCTCAATTTGAAGCGGTGTTTGGGTTGGTTTGATTCTGTATGTTAATGATTCATACCAGTTGGGTTTTCGAACAGCTTTAAATGATTCATTAACACGATCCCAATACTCAATATCAGCACCATTAGCCCAAGCAATAATTTCTATTTGGTGCTTGTGCGGTGGGTTTGGGTATATTGTCACTGAGTCACCACTAATACCAAGAGGCATGTCTTTTCTTAGTGCATCGGCAAGTCTGGAAGAGCCATATCCCAGCGTGACACCGCTACCACCTGCAAACGCCCCGCCACCAGAACCACCACCAGTTATATACACTTTAGGCTCCACTAATTCAAAATCTATACCTTGGCAAAACCAGATTTCACCATCTGCAAACTTAACTCTAAAATCATCGTCGCCGCCATCACCTAAAATGATTCCAATGTCGCCCATAGGCCAAAATTCATTAGATGTCTTCATCACAACCTCATCACCTACTTTAAATTTACTCATGACTGATCCTTATCTTCATTATTCTTTTTAAGTTCGGCTAGTATCTG